GGCCATGCAGCTGTTCCGCCGGTCGGCAAAGTGACGCCCGTTCGGTACTCGGCGTAACTGCGCCCAGTGATCTGTCGAGTCTGCTTTGTCCCGTAGCCCTGTTTAGTCGGCTCAGCCGGCTGCATACTGGAGTATTGCGCCTCGACCCGGAACGTAAACGGTACTGCCGTCTCCGGGGTCACTGTGACTGACCGGCAGACGAAGTTTGCAAAGTATGTCTGCATCGTCCCGTTTGGCGAATGAATCGCCGCCGGCGGACGCGTGTTCACTATCGGCATCCCAGTCTGACCCAAGGTCGGACCGTCTCCTGGATACAGTTCTCCGGCGGTGGTTGGTTCCCAGTACGCCAGGTAAACAGCCGTCAGCGTTGTCTCATCCGCTGCCGCGAAGTTGTAGACGCGCGAATCCTTCAGTTCGATGATGCCGAAGACACCCATTACTGTGCTCCCCCGCTAGTGTTCTTGGCGATCTGTCGCAGTAGTTCTTCGCTGCCCTGCATCCCGCGCCCAGGTGTCTGCGCTGCGTAGGAATAGTTCTCCGCGCTGACCAGTTCGCCGGCTTGCCCCATGAGTTGCGAACGAGTGTCCATCACTCCCTGAATATCGCCGCTGAATAGCTTCTCAATGCCAGAGAACCACGTGCCGCCCATTTCGAGCAGCATGTCACTCGTCGCACCAAGGTTCCCCCGCGCCCGACCGACTGCACCCATGCCGGCGTTAATGCCTCCTGCTTGGCGCTCAATGCGCGCAGCCTCGCCGGCAGCCAAGTCCTCTTTGGTCTTAGACATAGCGATCGATCCCGGCGTGACAGACTTGGCAATGCTGATATCCGCCTTCAATCGTTCAGCGTTCGCCATCATGTTGGCGCCCATCGCCGGCCCACTAAACTTCAACGCCGCGGCGTTCAGTTCGTTCATGCGCCGTTCCACATTACCGAACAGCGTGCCCACGCCCTGAAATGCTGCTTGCGTCATTTGAAGCGTCGCAGTAATTCCGGCAGACCGAGCACCCGACGCGGCCGTGCGGTTGAGTTTGGTCAGTTCCGCGGTGGTCTTGGCGACGCCACGGGTCACCCCCGTGGTATCCATTTCCGCCCAAATCACTGACTTCATGCTCTTGTCAGCCATTGTTCTTCCTCAGCCAGGGTGCGAATTGGCTCGGCTTCTTGTGCGTCAATGCGGACGCGATCACCGTCAGCAGGTATTCACACCGTTCCTCGCAGGTCAATTCCTCAGCCAGTCCGGCGTCCATGCCCTGCCTCATTTCGGGACTCCCGATTCTCCACTGCCGGCGTTCACCGGCTGAGTAAAACGCGGACGGTTCACCTCCTCGAGAAGCGCCGATGCGACCTCATGGTCGAGCGCGCCCACATCACTACCAGGCGCGAACAGCGGCGATCCGTCCGGGAGGCTGAATAGGCGCACCCACCAGAACTGCATATCTGCAGCGAACCCGAGATCCGCAAGCGTGGCGCGCCTGACGATGACCTGACCGATGCCTGGTATCTCGACCGTGCGCGGCGCGGATGCATTTACCTTGGACGGGTCTAGACTCACTGAGCCTCCCAGCTGAGTTCCCAAGTACCGGCGCCAGATCCGTCATCGCTGAACGTGGCTGAAGTGATCTGGACGCTGTAATCCGTGCTTCCGCCGTCCATCGTGTTGTTGTAGACCACGCCACCCTGGTCGGTGAACTTCAGCGTGAGGAAAGCATTGACGCTGTTTATGAGATTCGTCGGGAACAGATGCGCCCTCAGCGTCGCGTCTACTGTTGTGTCCTGGCGAAACAGAGTGACAGTACCCGAAATGCGGACGCGTCCCGGCGCGTACTTCTTTCGCCAGTCGCCGATTAGCGTCACCTCGAGCGATTCGCGCTCCGTTGACATGGTGAAACTACGGCACTTGACCGTGGTTGAACCGCTGAACACCAATGTGCCGCCGAAGCCTGAGATGAGTGCCATTAGATTTCCTTTCCAAGGATTGTGAGGGTGACGGACACCACGCGCTCTGCGTCGCTCTGCCCGTCGTCCGGTGTTTCAGTTCTTGCCGTCGCGTTGACGCCCGACAGCACCAGCTTGATATCTTCCCCGTTGTCGACATAGACGCCTGCGAATACGTCCACAAGATCAGACGCGACTGTCCAGGCCAGGAGCGACGTATCCGCTACGCAGTCAGCAGTCACCGAGATCGTGTAGTGCCCTGCGTCGCCGCCGATCATGAGACAGTCGATATCGACCTGTGACACCTCGTAGACGATCATCGGCGTGGTATCGCCGGCGCGCCGTAGTCCCACGCTCACCGGGTAGGTTCCCGAAGCGATCAGGGTGTAGAGCGCCTTCATGCAGTTGCTCAGTGCCATTACTTCGCCCCCCCGAGGAGCTTCCGCGCCTCTACTAGGACCTCGCGTGCCATTGCATCCGTAATTCGCCCAATGGCTGTTTGTGCCCAAGCGCGGGCCCGACCACTTCCGGGAATGCGTCGCGCGCCACCGCGTGCCACTCGGAATCGTGGTGATGTAAACCGGCCAGCCGGGTCGCGGTCCTGCTGCTTTGACCAGGTATTGCCCTTGCCTGGTGACGGGTTCGCGGAGTTCGTGTACTTCTGTGAGCCTTTGCCGCCGTGCCTGTACCCCTGCTCGAGCAGGTGGAACACGCCCTGCCGACCACGCGCAGCCTTGCCGCCCTTCTTGCCGTACCGGACGCCCAGCTGCGCGATCAGTTTCGACTGAGGACCAGGGCCCCCACGCTTGATCAATATGCCCGTAGCGCTCGCCATTGCCTTCCGGTGGAGGTTCTTGCCGCGATAGGGTCCAGTGCCGACTACGCCGCGAAGCTCCGTCACGAACGGACGTAGCGCCCTGCGGATGCCCTTGCGCCGTGCTTGCTCGTTCAGTTCCGCGCTCAGCCGGCCGAGCGCTGCATTCACCGTCGAATTGTCGGAAGCAAATCTGATCTGCGTGATGCCCTTGTTAACTACTTGCCTAGTCATTGCATCTCCTGCGTCGCCAGAACGCGAAGACGCTTCCGGCGCCCGTTGTCAGGATCAACCACGCTGGAGATGTTGTAGGGCGTAACACCAAGTAACAAACGGGACCGAGCCTCTACCAGTGGGCTATAGGAGGTTTCAATCTCCAGTTCAGTCCGAACCGCGACCCCCATGTCGCCGATGACTTCGCGCTGCCCGTACTTGATGATCCCGCGGACCGTGCCGATAGTGAGCCAGGCTAGATCAGCCTGACCCAGAGCGTCCACCGTCTGAGTGGATCGCTGCACAGTGAAGACGTCGCGCCAGAATCCACAGCCGGCCATATGTCATCCGATCGATTGTGTGCTGTGCATCCGCCGCATGGTCTGGATGAACGGGTGAGGCTCCGGAGTTACGGCGTCATCGCCACGGAATGACTCGATATGACCCACCTGAATCCGAATGGCAAGCCACTCTTCGTCCGTGATGTCCTTCAATTCCTTGTTAGTCGCGGCCATCCACGCCGACAGCGATGCAGCCAACGCCGCGGCGATGGCCGGATCGTCCTCGTTGTGCATGCGCTTCAGCCAGGCACGCACGTCCGCCAGCCCTGGTTGTACTGCAGGTATAGACATAGAGCCTCGCTACTGCGGGGTGAGGTCGAAACCCCACCCCGCAGCTACTTGAGAGGATGATCAGGCGTTAGTGACTTGCATCTGCACGATTGCCTTCGCGCGGGTGAAGTTGCCGTTCATGAACATCGTGCCTTGGAACTTCACTTGGGCAGCGGCTGCTAGGCTCAGATCATCGCGCATGATGGTCGCTCCAGCCCACTCGCGAGCGCTGTAGCCTTCGTTATGGTTGCCAAGACTGAAGATAGTGTTCTTCGCGCCTGCCCCGGTTGCCTGCGTAGGACCAGTGAATTCACTCACGAAAACTGGGAGACCCATTAACGTGAAGCCCGCACCGGCTTGGCCGACGGCATCGGCGGATGGGACGAACACGGGCACTCCATTGATCGTCAAACCGGCGATCTTGGCGTACACGTCCTGACCCATGAGCCAGGAGGCTGTGCCCCAGTAGCTCGCAGGAAGACTGGTGTAACGCATCGCGGTCAAATTTGGCACGGTGCACGCGGCAGTCAAAGCCAACGCGCGTGATGTACCAGTGCTTGTTGCAGTCGCGATGGTGCAACCAGTCTGCACAGTGAAGAGTCCAGTTGGCTGATTGAGCGTCGAACCGTTCGTACCGGTTGAACCACCCCCGGATAGCAACCCCCACTCAGCATTGCGAACAAACTGCCGATTCAGGTTTTCGACGACTTCGGCTTCCAGATCAAAATTGCTCTGCAAAAGCAGCTGTTTTGAGACGGTTGTGAACGGCAAGCACGCTGCCGGAGCCAGTGGAACTTCAGCGAAGACCGGATTGATTTCGGTGCTTGCTTGTGTGCCAACGTCGGAAACGGTCCACGCATTCGTGATAGCGTCATTGCTGAACAGCGTGTTGTAGCGCAGCGTTTGGTAGCCCTGCACGCCGGACTTGTAGTCGACCAATTGGCGGGCCACGGTGGCCATACTTGCGTAATGTGCCATGGCATCGGTGTACAGCTTCGGGATGAGGACCGAGTTGGTCGCAGGGTTAGCGGTGGTCATCGCTGCACGCTGTTCCGGCATACGGCCGCCGCGCAAGTAGCTCAGCCACTGGTCGCGGTACTCGGGCGATGCGCGCCACTCTTCGCTTGCGTCGCGTCGGTCCATCGTGCGCTGAATCGGGGTCGCAGCCTCGCGGATGCCATCAGCGGCAGCCATCGCGGCGTTGCGCGCTTCGGTGATTTCCTCGATCTGTGCGAGAATCTCGGCGCGGTTCTCTACTTCAGTGCCTTCGACGTTCTGCGCGCGCAGTTCTGCGAGCTTTGCATTCATGGTGCGGATGTTCATTGGCTTGATTACCTTTGTGATGACTGGCGTTTCTTGTGAGCGGACTTGAGCAGTGGTGGCGTTGTATGCACCCTGCTCGACGATTGAAATCTCTCTGAGATTGACTGAATTGAGTGTGCGCTTCTCACCGGCCCACGAATCCCCACCAGGTGGAACGGAAAACCCGAAGGACATTTCGGAAACCACTCCGCGGCTGACCAAATCCAACACCAGCGAATCGCGCTCTGAACTGCCGAGCGTGGCCGTGTATTTGAGACCTTGCGCGTCCGACTCCAGGGTGAGTGTTCCGCTCTTAGTGTTGGCGAGAATCTGCTTTGAATCGTGCATGAACCACAGCGACGCACCGGCTGCGATCGATGCGTCAAACGCACCAGGCGCGATGCGCTCGGTGAATGTGCCCTTCGCACCCATGAGCGGCTTGCTCCATGAGTTGTAAAGAGCGGCGTAGCCGGTGATGGTCTTGCCTTCAACAGCACCGATGGATGCCTGGCGTGTTTCTAAATCACTCATATGGTGGGTCCCCTTCGTCTGCGTCTGCGAGATTCGCAGCGGGTGTGATGCCGGAGATCACCGGCGCCGGATCGTCAAGGCCTGCGATCCTCGGCAACCCGAGCCGCACGCGAGCGTCGTTAGGAGCCAGGGCACCGACTTGAATGAGCGCTGCGTACGCCTTGCCGGCCGTGCGGAAGTCGCCTTGTGTGATCGGAACGAGATCAGTCTTTATGCGCTCACCTGGTGGAAGAAGCTTGCGCGACAGTTCCGCATCGATGCCGGCGCAGAACGGCGCGAGGCAGTGCGTGACGTACGCCTGTGCGATCTCGGGTTGCGAGCGCCCTTCGCCCTCGTAGAGCAGTTGCGGAGGCACTCCAAATGCGCGCGCTACTTCCCCTATACCCATGCGCTTCGCATCCATAAGACGCGAAGCTGCGTCCGCTGCCATCTGCGATGCCTTCATGCCTTCGCCGAAGAACGCCGGGAAGCCAAGTTTGTCTGCGCCGCTGTGTTGCTCTGCCCACTTGGTACGCATGGAATCGCGCGCCGTAGCAGTGAGTGGCCCGGGGTGTTCAATCGCAAGTTTTCCGACAAAACCACTCTTCGCCAACTCCTCGATACATTGATCTAGGATGGCTTGAGTTCCAAGCACCCGAGAGCACTGGTCGATCGGAGACACCCCGAGCCAAGGACTGCGAGGGTCCGTCGAGGCCCTCACGTGGATCAGACTTGAGTCATCCACCACCGAATTGTTGACGATGTAACGGGCTTCAGACCCCTTAATCTCAACGCTGACGGCAGACGGGTCAACCGGATCCAAAGCCACCGGATCGCCGGTGCGGAGATCGCGCCGGATGAGCAGGTAGCCATTGCCGAAGTAGAGAGCCGACGTCGCCAGC